CTCCGGGATCTGGGGGCCGTTGTGAGTGTCCGAACGTCCCAACGGGTCATTCTCAATGGCGTCTCGATCCTGAACGCCATTGCCGCGGCGGAGTTCATCCAACTGTTCGACGTCGCGACGGCCGGGGCGGTGACGCTCGGGACCACGGTCCCGGACTACGAGTTTTCCGTCGCCGCCTCGAGTTCCATCGTGCCTGTCCTCCCGCCCGGGGGCATCGTGTTCCGGAACGGGTTGCAGATCGCGTCCACCACGGGCGAGAAGGGCGCCACCCCATCGGGGGCGGGCGTGCAAGCGTTTGTCCTGACCACCATGTGAGGATCTATGCCAGAGACCGAGACATCAGTCCTTGAGGAACCGAAGCGCCGGGGCCGGCCGCCCAAGGTCGTGCCGACTCCCGAACCGCTGACCCGAGGCCAGGCCGAGCGCTATCTCGTGCAGATTCTCGGGCCGCGGCGGGTCGAGGAAGCGATGCAGGAGAACGATGTCGAACGGCTGATCGAACGCTACCGTCCGATGATGGAGGAGACGCTGGCCTGGGAAGCCCAGCCGGCCTGTCCGCAGTGTCACATGCGGCCCGGCTACAACCCGATCACCGGGATTCACGTCCGGAGTTGGGATGCGGCGGAGCACCGCTATATCGAGGGCCACCGGGCGAGTTGTCTCAGCCTGGCGCAGCGCGCGGGGCGGTGAGCACGTTCGAGCCCCGCATCCTGGCACGGGACCGTCAGACGGGGAAGCTGGTGCTGTTTCACACGCTCCCCGACGGACGGTACGTCGTCGAGACGCAGGTCGATGTGCAGGACATTGTGGATACCTGCACCACGATGCGGAACGATGCGCCGGCGGGCTGGAAGGGCGAGATGCACTATGTCGCCAAGTTGCCCTTGCATCTCTGGCAATCGCTGCGGACGGAAGGCCGGGTGCAGGAAGTGAAGGACTTCAAGAAGTGGCTCAATGACGGCGATAACGCCGCCTGGCGGACGAAACGGGGCCGACTGTGAAGATCGGCATCTGCCTGCCAGCCTTTGATCAGGGCTCAAGCTGGTTCGCCTATGACCTTGCCGGGATGCTGGCCTATACCGCCCGGGCGTTCCCTGACATCGAGTTGCGGCGCTTCCAGTGCTCCGGAACATGGTTGCCGCAGGTCCGACATCGGCTAGTCACCGCTGCGCTCAAGGCGGATTGTGAGTGGCTGCTATTCTTGGACAGCGACATGCGGCTTCCTGTGCAGACCTTGGAGCACCTGCTCGCCCGGTGCAAGTCTGTCATTGCGGCGAACTATACGGCCCGCCAGCCGCCCTTCTGTCCAACGGCCGTCGGGTTGGACGGCCAGCGAGTGTATACGGACTATCAGACCTCGGGGCTCGTGGAGGTCCTGAGTGCCGGGATGGGCGTGATGCTCGTCCATGCGGCCCTGCTGCGGTCAATCGCCCCCCCGTGGTTCATGCTGACGTGGAGCGAGAAGGTGCAGGACTATGGGGGCGAAGATGGGTACTTCTGCCTCAAGTTGCGGGAGGCCGGAGCCAAAATCTGGCTCGATCACGATCTCTCGCACGACGTGACGCACATGGGCGTCATCGAACTGGAACAAAGCCATGCCGTCAAAATGCGGCACACGTTGCCCGTCACGGAGGAGGATGGATGAAACGGAAACTGCCCCACGATTACAACAAGAGCACCAACCTCGTGGCCAAGGGCCCCGATGTGCCCCCAACGCCCGGGCTCGAGCGGGTGAAGACCGACGGCCGCATTGGGACGGTGCATCATCCCAAGGGCGGCTTCACGGTGGACAACAACCGGAAGATGGGGCCGCCCTACGGGACGCTCGGCTCGAACGCGGCAACGCACATGAGCGTCGAGCACAAGGGGAACGTCTGGAGTCCCCGGGTCAAGAAAGCGCGGGCGATGGCGGCCACGCCGCGGCATCGGTCGGGCCTCAAGTAATGGCCATCAAGGACGGGAAGCCCGACGCCCATCTGTGGATGCAGGCGGCGGTCCCGAAAGCCCGGCGGGGGATCTTCACCGCCAAGGCGAAGAAAGCGGGGAAGACGGTCCAAGCCTATGCCCGGGCCAAGCAGCACGCCCCGGGCAAGCTGGGGAAGCAGGCGCGCTTCGCCCTGAACGCGAAAAAGGTCGCGTCGGGCTAAATGCCCCTCACGACGTATACCGAACTCCAGGCGGCGGTCGGCACGCACCTCAATCGCGCCGATCTGGCGGCTGTCATCCCTGATTTCATCACGCTGGCGGAGGTCCGCTTCCGGCGAGAACTGAAGGACTGGCTCCGCACGACGATCACCCTGACCAACGTCACAGGCGATGTGGTGCTGGCGAGCACGGTCCAGGAAGTCCGGTCGGTGAGCTACAACGATGGGGCCTCGGGCTCGCACAACTTCCCGCTCGACCTGATTACGCGGGACCGCTACCAGCAGCTCATGGACATTCAGGCCGCCGTGACGAGCCTGCCGGGCCAAGCGTGTTACGTGGACGCCGACGTGGATGCGGGGACCACGACGCTGCGGTTCTATCCGCCCATCGGCAGCACGGCGCCGATTGCCAATCTCAAGGTCGAGGCCATCAAGGTGCTGCCCGCCCTCTCGGCGAGTCAGACGACGAACGCGCTCCTCCGGGACGCCCCGGATGTCTACCTGTTCGGCGCTCTCGCGGAGAGCGCGCCGTATCTCATGCACGACGAGCGCCTGAGCATGTGGGAAGCTCGACTATCGGCCGGGGTCAAGGCCCTGCGGGCGGAGACGCACCGCCGCCTCTACAGCGGGACACCCCGGCCTGCCCAGCTGGATCGCGTCTTCGGATAGGAGGGCTTGTGCCGAATCTCAGTCGGGTCGATCCCCGCAGTCTGCCGCAACTCTGGGCGTGGTTCGACGCCATGTACGTGAACGGCTTCGGGCAGGCCCAGCCCGCGGACGCTGCGGCGCTCGCCCAGTGGAACGATCTCTCGGGCAATGGGCGCCATCTCGTCCAGGCCACGGGCGCCAATCAGCCGCTCTTTCGGCTGACGGGCGGTCCGGCGGGGTTCCCCTCGGTCAACTTCGTGGACAACACCGACACGATGCAGATCGCCACGGCAGGGACGAAAGCGCGGCCCATCACCGTGGTGGCGGTCTTCAAGAACACGCTCGCGGATGATGCGGCCGTCCATCGGGCCGTCACGTTCAACGCCCAGCGGATCGGGGTCTGCCTGGACTGGACCGGCACGAATAACGCCTTCACGGCCTTGGACGATCAGGCCGCCACGCCGGTCGGGACGGTCGTAGGGGACATCACGACGTTTCATGTGGCGAGTTTCGTGGCCCAGCCCGTGGGGGCAAACTCGCGCAGTGGCGTCGATGGGGTCCACGTCACCGCCGCTGGGATCGCCGGCACGAACACCGACTCGAATGTGGACGTCGGCGGCGCCGGCGCGACGGGGCTGATCGGGCACGTCTGTGAGGCCATGGTCTTCATCGGTGAGTTGAATCCCTCGAGCATCTTCAGCCTCGAACAAGCCCTTGCCGAGAAGTGGGGGATCTTCACAAGCTATAAGGTCGCGGCCTGATGAGCCTCACCGCCGTCTATGGGCTGAACAAACAGGCCAGCGGGGCGACGGCCTGGGACGGCCCGCTCAACGGCGACCTCGATATCATCGATACCGAGCTCGCTCGCCCCCGGATCGTCTTCAATAGTCCGACGGTCGGGGCGACGACGACCTGTGACCTGTCGCTGGCACGGGTCTTTGTCTTCACGGTCAGCCAAGCCACGACGCTGGCATTCAGCAACGTTCCCTCGTCGAGTTTCGCCGTCCGTATTCGGCTGCTCATCACGAACGGCTCGGCTTTTGTCGTGACGTTCCCGGGATCGGTGACGTGGTTGCCCGGCACGGCGCCCAAGCTGAAGGCCTCTGGCGTTGATGAAATCGAACTCGTGACCAAAGACGGGGGCACGACCTGGTTCGCGGCGCCCCGGGGAGCGGCCAATATCGGGATTGTGGCCGCCGCGGGCGGAGGCAGTGTCTTCGTCAGCAATAGTGGGCTGACAGTTTCGGGCTCCAACGATGTGCAGTTTAGCCCGACCTTCAACAGTCCCGCAAACGATCTGACGGCCCTCCGGGTATCGGTGACGGATACCGCCTCGGCGGCTGGCGCGAAACTCATCGCCGCCAATCTCGGGGCGACGACGGTCTTCAAGGTCCCCAAAGAAGGTGGCGTCATCACGCAGGGCACCGTGCTTGCCACGAATGCGACGCGTGGCTTTGCATATCTGCCGACGTGTGCGGGCGCGCCGAGCGGTGTCCCCAATGCCGAGACGGGATGCGCGGCAATGGTCTACGATACGACGAACAATAAAATCTGGTTTTATAACGGGGCCTGGCGCGGGGTAGTCGTGGCCTAATGGAGAAACTTCTCAAGTTGAACATTCCTCCAGGGGTGCGCCGTTCGGGAACGAGGTACCAATCCTCCGGTCGGTGGTTTGATTCGCATCTCGTCCGCTTCCATGAAGATGCTATCCGGCCGGTCGGCGGGTGGGTACTCCAGACTGACGGGAATGGCGCGCCGATCCAGACGACGGGCAAGCCACGCGGCGCGTGGAGTTGGCGCAAGAACGATTCCAGCCCATGGCTCGCGGTCGGCACTCAGACCAAACTATACGTCTTTTCCGGATCGGCGCTCCTGCTGTCCGATATTACTCCGGCCGGGTTGGTTGTCGGCAACCAGGACGGGAGCACCATCGGCGGAAGCCTGGGCTATGGTGGCGGCGGCTACGGGCTCGGGGGCTACGGTGGCTTTGGCGCGGGAACCATTATCGATGCGGATACCTGGAGCCTCGACAACTTCGGGGAGGTCCTACTCGCCTGCCTGACGAGCGATGGGAAGGTTTACGAGAGCACCCCGACGGCGCAGGCCACGCAAGTCACCAACTCGCCGACTGGCTGTCGAGCCGTCTGCGTCTCGCCGGAACGCTTCGTGTTTGCGCTCGGAGCCTCGAGCGATCCTCGGAACGTCGCGTGGTCGGACAAGTCCAACCGGACCGTCTGGACGCCCAGCGCGAGCAACCAAGCGGGCAGTTTCCCCTTGCAGACCGTCGGCCGCTTGATGGCTGGGCGGCGGACGACCCGCGAGACGCTCCTCTGGACCGATGCGGATCTGTGGAGCGCGCAGTTCCTTGGGGGCCTGCTGGTCTATGCGTTCCGCCAACTCGGGGACAACTGCGGGTTGCTCGGGCCCAACGCCTACACCGTCATGCGGGATACGGCCTACTGGATGTCCAAGGGTCAGTTCTTCGTATATGCCGGCGCCGTGCGGGAAGCGCCCTGCGAAGTCGCCGACTACGTGTTCTCAGACATCAATCTCACGCAGAAAGCGAAGATCGCCTGCGTGCCGGTGGCCCAGTGGGGCGAGGTGTGGTGGTTCTATCCGTCGGCCAGTCAATCTGGCTTGGAGAACGACCGCTACGTGATGGTGAACGAGCGGGGCCAGTGGGCCGTCGGGAAGCTCGCCAGAGCTGCGGGTTCTGGCACCGGCGCGTTTTCGCAGCCGATGCTCTGGGACCCGAATGGCCTCCTCTATGCCCATGAGACGGGGAACGACAAGGGCGGTCAGGTTCCCTACATCGAGACCGGGCCCTTAGAACTCGGGGATGGCGATCAGGTCGTCCGGGTGCAGACCCTCCTGCCCGATGAGTTGAATGGCGGCGACTTGACGGTCCAGTTCTTCTCCAGTTATCAGCCCGAAGCGTCCGAAGTGGCCTCGGGTGTCTACCAGCTGTCGGCCAAGACGGACGTCCGCGTGACGGGCCGTCAGCATCGGGTGCGGTTTGCTGAGAACAACATCATCGGCGGACTGACGGCCGATCAGATGGTGATGACGGCGGATCAGATGACGCTGACGGCCGACACAGGTCCCGGCGGTGGCGTGGACTGGCGGCTGGGTCAGTTCCGTGCTGGCGTTTTGCTAGGGGGATATCGTTGATGATCCCGCACCGAGCACCGCCCCGGTATGATCAGCAGAGCGAGGACGCTTGGCGTAGTGCCTTAGCGGATGCCATCACCCGGCTGGAGCAGTTGCCAAGCACGTGGGTGCAATGGACCGGCACCGCGGCGCGGGTCACGCAGAATGCTGACGCGCCCCCCACCCTGACGCAAGTCGCGCAAGCCGTCAAGGCGCTCATTGATGATCTCGTGCTGAAGGTCAAGTCGTGACGCGCCAACTCGTCAATGTCGGCACGGTAGCTAACGATGGCACGGGCGAACTCGGGCCCCGGGGCTGGCTCCAGAAGTTCAACAATAACTCGACCGATCTCTATAATGCGCCGAACTGGGGCAGCACGGTTAACGCCGGCGCCCCGGATTTCACGGGGACTGCGGAGGTCCGCATCACCGCAGCGGTCGCCTTAGCCCTCGTCGGCGGCAAGAAATACGTTTGGATTCCGCAGCTCGCATGGGACGGCCTGGCGATGCTCCCCTACAACGCGAACCTCGCCACATTGAATAGCAATGTGCACATGATCCGGGAAGGTGGCCCGACCTCACTTGGCATCTTCGATGTCCATGCGTACGGCGCCACGGGAGGCGACGGCCCAACCGATACAGCGGCACTTGTGGCCATCTGTGCCCAGTTGCCGCACAGCACTATTGTGGAGTTCCAGCCCGCCAAAAACTACACGATTACGAGCACGCTCCAAATCAACGTCAAGGGCATCACCTTCCGCAACAATGGTCAGGATCAGTCTGGTATCAACTACACCGGCACGGGATCGCTCATCCAGCTCGGGACGGATAACGGGCTACAACCTGACCTCGGCCTCTATGATGGCATTGCGTCGGGGTTTGAGTTGGTCGGACTATCGCTGGCGTATACGGGGTCCGGGACGACGCCCTTGCTCAATGGTTTCGGGAACTACGGCACCGGCACTTATGCAATCCGCGACTGGCGGGGCGGTTCAATCCGGTTCAACCGCTGCTCGTTCCAGAATTGGGACTATGCGTTTTGGGGGGTCCAGTCTGACATCAACTTCTTTAGCGACTTCATCATGCACCACTGTCACTCGGGCATCTACATGGGTCCGAGGTCCGATCAATCGCGCTTTGATCATTTCTGGACGTTCTCGAACGATCAGGTCCTGTTTTTCGAGGCCGCGAATGGTGCCTACATCACGCAGTGGATCACCGACGGGGACGGCAGTGCCACGACCAATCCCTGTAAGATCAAGAACGGCGTCTATACGGGCACCCGGCCCTGCGAAGGCATCATCTTCATGGCGCCGTGGCTTGAGGATTTCGACGGCAGTACCGCCTTTAGTGTCGAGGCATTTATCGAAGTCGGCGTGGGCGACTTGGTGATGAACGGTGGCGTCAGCATCATCAACCCGACCATCGCCGTCAACCTGTACTCGACGGGCGGGGTACCGCACACGCTGCACATGATTAAGGCCGACAAGGTCGCGGGGATCACGATTCTCGACCCCAACGGCGTGGTCACGGTACCATGGAATAACCTCCGGTCGCTGCTCAAGATCGTGAATGCTGGAGCATCTACGACGGTGCCCGCGATCTTCTTTCAGGATTCGACAGTCACCACGTCACGGTTCAGTGAGAACTATTCGGCGACGAGCGTCGTCTGTCACATGAACATTGACGGGAACGCCACCTACACCAACAACGTCGTCGGTGGCACCGGCAACGTCATCATGGGCCAACTCGGCTTGCACCGCAAACTGATCGGCAACAATGCGGCAGTCGGCGCGACGACTGGCGACATCACGCTCAATCGGAGTTGGAACGGCACGGGCTTGCCATGGGCGTGGGTACATAATGGGTCCACCAACGTGCCATTTATTCCTGACGGAATGTCGTCAGATCGCGGCGATGTCAGCGTGACGCTCGCGGTGGGGACCGACTACCCCACGCAGCAGTTTGCCAGCACGCTCACGGCGGCGCGGACGGTGACCGTCAATGTGGCCGGCGCGGCGCGGGGGAGCCAATTTCGCATCGTCCGAACCGGCGGCGGTGCGTTCAACCTGACAGTGCAGGACTCTGTGCCCAACACTCTTAAGGTCCTGACGGTAACGGGGCAGTGGGTCGATGTACAGTTCGATGGCGCGGCATGGAAAGAGGTCGCCTTCGGGGCGCTATGAAACGTCGGCCCGCTGTGGAGCGGCTCCGCCACCAGGCGCCAAAGCCAGCAGTATCCGTCGACCCCGCCGTGGCGATCTGTTCCAGGTGCGGGCAGCTGATGACACCGCACACGCTCTGCTGTCGGACGCGACGGCATTCTCAAAGAGTGTCGTTGCGTGACCTCGAGAAGGCAGTGCGGTGATCGCCGCTGCTCGGCTGGACCGCGCCCTGGCCTATGCCGGAACCCATACGGTGGCCGATATTGCGGCAGCCGTCCAGCAGGGCCAGATGCAACGCTGGGACGGGGACATGAGCACCATCGTGACGCAGATCCTCGAGACCCCGCTGCGGAAAACCCTCCTATTCTTCTTGGCCGAGGGGGACGGCGGGGAGATTGCCGCGATGGCGGGGCCGATCATGGTCTGGGCGAAGCTCCAGGGCTGCACGCACGCGAGTCTCGTAGGCCGGAGCGGCTGGGAGCGGCGCTATGCGCCCCAGTTGGGATTCCAGAAGGTGGCGACGATGATGGAGCGTGAACTGTGAGCAAGGGCGGCGGTCAGCAAACGGTTACCAGCGTCCCGGACAGCGCCACGCAGCAGTACGTGCAGACGATGCGTCAGTACGCCCTCGGGCAAGTCTTTCCTCAAGGGGCAATGGGGGGACTCGGCCCATCCGGACAGGGGGCTGATCCTGCCGCCATTGATGCGTTGCGGGCTAGGGGAGGCATCTGGGGCGGGCTTGCCGATAAGCTTCAAGCGTCAGGCGTGCGGGCGCTGGGGGGAACACCGGTACCACTTCCTCCAGCCATCACGCAGGCGCAGGGACAGTACGGGCAATATGCCAACGCCGGGCAGCAGGGCCTCGCCGCGCTGACGGGCGGCCCGAACCCATTTATGAATACATACCTGAACCAAATGAACCCGTTCTTCGCGCAGCAACGGGCCCAAGCGGTCCAGGGCGCCAACGACCAAGCCGCCCAAGCGGGCGCGTTTGGCGGAGACCGCTCCCAGATTACCGCACTCCTCGCGGGGAACCAGGCGGATCAGACGCAAGCGGGGTTCAACTATCAGGGCTTCAATGATGCCCAGCAGCGGGCGCTCCAAGCGGCCCAGCTTGGGTACGGGGCGACGGGCTTGGCGGCGTTCCTGCCGCAGCAGTATGCCTCGGGCCAGTTGGGCCTCTTGCAGCAGGCGCTCGGCCCCTACGGTCAGACGACCTCGCAGCCCCTCTATCGCAACCCCATCGCTGGGGCGGCGGGCGGTGCAATCGCGGGTGGCTCGCTGTTCGGTCCCCCGGGGGCGATCATCGGTGGGATTGGCGGCTTGTTCGGATGACGGCCCCGTTTCCGGCCTACGGACAACTGGGCTTGCTGGCCCCGGCCGATCAGGGCTACGGGATTCCCGCCCCGTTCCAGCCCAAGATGTCGATCGTCGATCGGATTGCCGCACGGCTCTTTCCATCCGGGGCCTATCAGGGACTATTGAGCCCGCAGGACCAGCAGGGCCTCCAACGCCAGAGCCTCCTGAATCTGGGGACGAGCCTCTTGCAGCAGTCCGGCCCGTCGCCGTATCGGATTCCACTTGGGGCGGCCATCGGGAATGCGCTGCAGCAGTCACAGCAGGGCTTCCCGCAGATGGCCGAACGGGCGTTGCAGCTCCAAGCCTATCGGAGCCAACTCGCCCAGCAGCAGGCGATCGCCCAGGCCGCCCAGGAGAACCCGCCGCAACCGAATGAGACCCCGGCCGATACCTACGCTCGAGTCTCGCGGATCGCGGGGCGGGTGGCCACGATGCCCGGTGGGGGTCCGATTGCGAAGGATTTGGCGGCGGTGGCACAGGCGCTTAGGCCGGGCGCCGCCGAGAACCGGAATGACTGGAGCATCACGGCCGGTGTCGGTCCGGATGGCTTGCCGAAACTCTATCGCATCAATCGCCTGACGGGAGAGGTCCGGGACACGGGTCTCGGGAAGCCCGAGACACCGAAGGAGCCGACGCCGGCCGAACGGGTCGCGGCCAGTCAGTATGGGAGTGCGCAGCAAAGCATCGACGCCATGCGGGCCATTGCGGCCCGAAACCCCAATGCGGTCAAGCAAGCCGTGGCCGCGATCAAGGCCGCCAAGTATGGCGCCGTCGGGTCGCTCATCACGGAAGCCCGGGGCTCGCTGACCGATCCCGACGCCCAGAACTTCTTCACGCATTACAACAACATGCTCTTGACGGTGACGCCGACCTATGGCGCGAGTCGGCCAACCCAGCAGCTCATGGACTTGGAGAAGAACGCCACGCTGCCTGCGATCGGGAGTGGGGATTTCGCGACGGCCTTTACCCATATGGAAAACCGCCTGAAGGACATTCAGGCGAAGGCCGGGAAAGCGCTGGGCCCGCAGCCAAAGGGGCACACGGCCCCGGCGGCCGAGCCGAGCGGGTTTGACGAGTTCTTGGACAAGCCATGAGCAACGGGGATTACTCGCCGACCCAGTGGCGCCAGATCCTACAGAACGCCCATGCGGCGTTGGCGGCGAACCCGCAGAACGCCCGCGCGCGGGCTGCGCTCCAGGCCGCCATCACCGCCGTGAATCGGGACAACGCAACCATCGCGGCACAGGAACAGGCGCAAGCCACGCAACCCGAGCCGGGGACGGTGGGGTCCGCCGTGTCAGGATTCGGTGAGGGCGCATCGCTGGGACTCGCCAGCAAGTTGGGTGACCTGCTTCCCGGCCCCTCGAATACGGCCTATCTCCGGGCCGCACGTATGAATCATCCGGCCGCGACGTTCGGCGGCGATCTGGCGGGCGGAGCGGCCCTTGGCGTCCTCCTGAGTGCCACGCCGGCGCTCCAAGGATTGTCCCCCGTCGCGAAAGGTGTCGTCACGGGCGGCCTCTTGGGCGCTGGCCGGGGCGCCGTCGAAGCGCCAGCGGGGGCGCGGACACTGGGGGCGGTCGGTGGCGGAGCGCTCGGCGCGGGCTTGGGCTATGTGGGCGGGAAAGCGGTAGCGAAGATCGGTCCCATCCTGGCGACCATTGTCAAGAATCTGCGCGGGGTGCCAGCCGCGGCCGCAGAGGCTGGGACGGCGGTGCCATCCAAGGCAACCCAAGCGCTCCTCGACCGCATCGCGCAGCCCGTCGGCGGACCCTTGGAGGACATTGCAGCGGCGGCCCGGGACCTGAAGGCCGGGCGCATCTCGCCGCAGGATTACAGCACGGCGCTCGAGATGGCGGGCAAGCAGTTGCCGGGGCCGCTGCCATCGGTTCCCGATCCCGTGGCCAGCATCCCAGCCTATGTGCGGAACGCTCCTCCCACTACACCGCCGCCGAGCGGACTCTTGCCCTATTATCCCCGTGGGGGTGCGGAGGAACAAGCGTTGCTCCCCCGGCCGAGCGTGAGCCCGCCCGTGGGCAACCCGGGTCTCCCGTTGCAGCAGCTTCAACTCTTGCTGCGGATGCCGCCCGAGCAGTTTGAGGCCGCGTCCAGTATGTTCCCGCCGGAGGTGATTGACCAACTCCGCACTTTGCGGGGTGGCCTCTTGCAGCCGGCGCTGCCATGACGGATGGCGCGTCAGATCTTGCGACAAATTACCAGGAGATTCTGGCCCGCCTCCGGGCTTTGCAGGATGCGAGCGGTCCGCGCCCGCCGGTCATTCCGCTGATTGATCCGACTGCGAACGTGCTCTCGCTCGTCGCGGCCGCGATCACGCGGCAAGACGATCTCCGTCGGGCGGAGGCGAAACGGGTCGATGACATGCGCATCCAGGAGCAAGAACAGCAGATCGTCGTCGCGGAGTTGCGCGAGAAGTTATCGAACGCCGAGCTCAAGCGCATCGACGCCCTGAACTTGGCAGAGGCCCGGCGGCTGGATGCGGTGAATGCGGAAACGAAGGCGGCCGTCACACTCGCCAGTGAACGGGCGGCGACCACGGCGGCGACCTTGGCCGCGACGTTGGCGGCGACCACCACGCAGTCCAATGATCGGATGGCGCGCATCGAGCAGCAACTCTATCAGACCGGCGGCCGGGACATCCAGCGCGACGTGGGTAAGGTGGACGTGGCCCGTTATGTCGGCTGGTTCCTGGCTGTTGCGGCATTACTCTGGTCAGTCCTGAAACCGCGGTGAAGGAGGTTCTATGTCGATCGTGACACTCCTGGTCTTTGTGGTCGTGCTGATCGCCGTGTTCTATCTGCTTCGGTACATCCCGGACGCGACGCTCCAGACCGTTGCCAAGATCATCGTGGTGATTGGGGCGCTCATTTGGCTCATTCGGAACATGCAGGCGCTCCTGCACTGCTGCACCTCATGAATGTATCATCGGTGGTGGCGCGCGCTGCTG